ACCATAAGTAAATAAGAAATCGTGAACTAAACTATCTGCTTGTTCTTTACCAAACTTCCCTGCAAGATATCCTCCTACTGGATCTAGTTTGGTCATGTAAGCATCAAAGTCTTTGTATTCGCTGGTATCAGTTCCAGACGGTTTCTCTAATTCTACCATATCCTTATACTTTGTCAAGTATTGTTCAAACATATCTAAATGTTCATCTACTTCGGACATGGTGCAATACCTAACAAAGATATTCTCAGAGAAGTGATTGCCCATTTCAAAAAATCTATACTCTTGATCTGCCTTGGGTAATCCAGGCACAGAGAATAAAAACTTTTCTTTTGGATGTTGAAAGTCAAATACAATAATAACTTTCTTCTCAAAGAATCCCATCAAATCCATACCAAAGCAAGGTAGATTACTGCCTGTCTTAGGATAGATTATAGTATTGTAGATACATGACTTATCACTCCATATATCTACCTCTCTAGACTTAATAAAGTATGGGTTGGTATAGGTTCTAGCGGTTAAGTTAGTACCTTTACCTTCCCAACAAGCCCACTCGGACTCAAACTTTAGGTCTGGAAATGTTTTATACAGAAGGGACTTGTAGTTCTTCCACAGGTTCATTAGGTGTTTCGCCTCCAAAGTTTACATCAGCATCAACCTTATCATATAGGTCTAGGAATGCTTGTTTTGTTTCATCATCAAAACGATTTACACATATCTCAATCGCTTTCTCTTTGTTTTTCCAGATGGAATATGCCTTTACGATATGAACAAGGCGTCTTGTAGAAATGACTTCTTCAACACCACCATCATAGAATGTCTTACGAATGATGTCTCCCCAATCTACAAGTCTCTTACAGAACTCTTTGTCATCACATAGAAGAGTTAGTATCTTTTCCTCAGTTTTTGGGCTTGGATAAGACTGCTCGAAGGTTGCTGGGAATCTTTCGAGGAAGGCTTCGTTAAGCACGTTAGTTCCAATAAACCTTCCGTCGTCTGAGCCTTTACCTTTAGTATTAGCGGTTGCGATAACATTGAATCCTTTCGCTGGTTTGACATATCTTCCAATCTTCTTAAGGAAGACTCCAGTTCCCTCAAGGATGCTTTGAAGGCAGAGGATTTTGTTTGATGCAAGGTCGATTTCGTCAAGTAACAATATTGCACCTCTCTCAAGGGCTTCGATAACTGGCCCGTTATGCCATACTGTGGAGCCATTAACAAGACGAAAACCACCAATAAGATCATCCTCATCAGTTTCAATAGTGATGTTAACACGGACTACCTCCCTTTTAAGTTGAGCACAAGCTTGTTCTACTCCGAAGGTTTTACCGTTACCAGATAGTCCAGTGATGAAACATGGATAGAAAAGTTTAGATTGAATGATTTTCTTTACATCAGCAAAGTTACCAAACTTGACAAAGTTGGGATCAACTGATGGAACTAGATTCTGTTCTACTGGTGGAACAACAGCAGGAGCAGCGAAGTTAGCTTCAAGGTTTGCTTTCTTCTCTCTGACAGTTAGATTCCACTTACCAATGGCCTTTTTGTAAGGCTTAAGGTATTTGGTGACAGTTTGATATCCGACATCATTCTGAGCACAGTATGCTTTGATGTGTGCGGCGGTAATCTTGTTACCGTATAGATCTCTTAGAGAATTGATTAGAGATTCGGGGTTCACTTTAGCTTCAAAAGGCATTGTTCATTCTGTAGTATGTATTCATTATAATCATAGAAGTGCCAAAAAACCATAGATGTTGTGACACTAATATAATTGGTCTATGCGATAAATTCCATAAACTGACTCAATACTTTCTTATTCATCTTCTTACCATTAAGAGATTTTTTGAAAGCAGATTTGATTTGAGCTTTGGTCGCATCTTCTTTCACAGCAAACTCAGTATCATTACCAAGAGCGTGTGATGATAGTCCAAAGTAGGCATGGTATCCAACATCAGTAAGTTTGAGTGACTTGTCTTTCTTCCATGCTGATTGGATATGTTGTACTTTATCAAAGTCCCAATCCATGTATCTTCTGATGAATGAGTTGGCGTCTCTACCATCCATAACTCTGATACCTATGAAGTTGACATCTGTAAATCTACCTCTAAGTTGATTGAGAAGTGCTGTTGTCAACTCATGTGAATGAGAATTGCAATAGTATGTCTTACCATTAGATTTGTCTCTGATAAAAACTGAGCCATTCATCACTGATCTGTGACCCATGTAGTTTCTCTCAGGATGATCTTTGAACTCAAACCTGTAACTGTATGTAAGTGGATGTGCTTCACCATCTGTAAGAGTCACACATTGTACTTTCTGAACTCCTGTAGCTTTTTTGAACTGAGGAATTAGTTGATTCAAAGATACAAGAGCTTCATTGAGTGGAGTTCCTGATAAAGATAATTTTCTAGGACATTGATACATTATGGTATTATCCCATCTGAAATGCTGTGTCAATGGTGTGGTTAGTCTCCAGATATTGAGCATTTGTTTTTCTAGATCAGACTTTTTACAATCACTTGTAAGAAACTCTACCATAGAAAACTGAGACTCGATTCTTACCATGTGATCTTTTTCTTCATGATGGTTTGGAAGGTCTGTTCTACCTGTCCAAGTATAATCATCATCCCACTCTCTGTAATGATTCCACTCATTAGTGAAGGCAAATACTTGGAAAGGAATCTGAACTTTCTTACAGAACCAAATCAAGTTGAATAACTGTTTGATTGTGTCCATAAGAACTGTGCTCATAGAGCCAGACCAATCAAGTACAAATATCAATCCATGATTCTTGCCATCTGGTAGAACTGTGATCTTTTTAAATAGATCTTCATTGAATTTGTAAGTATGTAACTTAGTGCAATCAAGAACACCTGTCTTGGCCACAGTAGCACGAGCATATGCATCAGCAGACTTACGACACTCAAACTCTTTTACAAGATAATTGACCTCTTTCTGAGCAGATCTACGGAAGAGTCTGTAGTCATTGTCAACTGTCTCAAAAATGTCAATCTTTGAAGATGAATTTTCATCAAAGTTTTTTTGAGATCTTACCCAATACTCATCCAGATAATCATGTACCTGTTTATTCTTAGCAACCAATGATTCTAGGTTTAGAGTTGGCAACTCAACATAATCAGGAACATAGAATGAATTTGTTTCTTGTTTGTTTAGATTTTCTAGATTGTCTTGGAAGGTCTTGTCTGTCACTGCCTCTGAAACTCCTCCATGAACACCACCTATGGGATCAGATAGTCTTTCTAGTTCTTCTACAACTTCATCATGTTTCATGTCCGAAGCATCAGGAGATCCATCTCCACCTTTAGAATCTGATTTTTCTCCATCCTCTACTTCTCCTTCCATTTCTGAATCAGTTTTCTCATCAGATGGCTGGAAAGGTATTCCCATTCCAGAACCAGATGTATCTCCACCCATTGAGAACTCTAGATCATCAAGTTTAGTGAGTTGTTCTTCTTGCTCTTGTTTCTCTTTGATGTATGTGTATAACTCCTGAGCCAAATTAAGAACATCTTTGAAGGTTTCAGTTTTGAATGCCTTATCTACAAAGTATTTTTCATCATCATTGAAATTTACATTTTCAAAAGAACCAATTTTGTAGTGAATATTGATTCTATCTGCCAAACCCATTTCCTCAATATCATGTTCACTCAATTCAAAGAAGTCTTGGTCAGCAAGTTGTGAATATCCATTGTAAAATGTTTTACTCAAGCCAGGATATCTCTGTTTCATAAACTTCTCAATCCTTACGTCTTCCAAAACATTGACGTAAGACATTGGAACATCTGGATAGTCATATGTCCAGTTGTCAGCGGGTGTATATAATGCGTGTCCAACCTCATGTCCTACTAGAAGGTCGTATACGACTCCTGAGGCCTTCTCCCACATTGGTAGGGTAAGAACTCTACGTTCAGTATCGAAAGACGCTGTAGAGACCTTACGGTTCTCTATGATGAGATCTTCTGTTGCAAGTAGTTTTGCGAGTTGACCTTTGACTTCGTAATTAACCTGTGTAAGCATTTGTTTTCTTGTCTATGTACACATGATAATCGATCCTGTGCCAATTTCAATCGACAGTGTGCCAGCTTGTCAACTGTCTACCCCGACCATCTTATGGCTGTGTCCAAAGCTTTCTTCGCTGTATTCTGTAATTTTATTACTTTACTCTCATATGTTATTGTAAATCCCAATAGATCACCTTCGGGATCATTCGGCATACCTACAGGTTGTACTAGAAAAATGCCTGCATGGGCAATGGTTCTCCATTCCATATCAATGAAGCCGAGTTCCCTTAAGGCACACTCAAGTTTTAATGAGTGACATCCATCTAGTAGTATCATACGGTATCCGTAGTATACTATTATGTAGAATATCTAACTTTTGTGAATCCGTTCATTTTTTCAAAGGTAATCAAATTATCTAACCTATCAGTGAGTTCATCTACCTTATGAGATATCATAAACACATAAGCATCCTTAATGACATACTTGATTATCTTAGTAAACTCGTCAGTGCCATTACTGTCAAGTGAACTGTCAAATATTTCGTCAAGGATTAGGATGTTTGTGCTAGATGAGTTCTTCATCTTAGCAATATCTCTCCAAGTAAACAGAATAGCAAGATCAATTCGCATTTTTTCACCTTCAGAGAACGATTCATAACTGAATTTCTCATGTATAGGCGACTTGATTCTTTCATTAAACTGTTCATCTAATGTAAAATTAATATAGAAGTCCATCATCTGAAGATAATGATTTATCTTCTGATTCATAACAGGCAAATACCTTCTTATGATCTTTGCTTTGACTCCAGAGTCCTTCATCATGGAGTTTGCAAAGTCAAGATACTCTATATTTTCAGTGTGTGTTGCTTTATCCTTTTCTACTGTTGTCAGATCGCCTTTGAGTGACTTAAGAGTGGCTCTTTCAGTATTTCTGTTTGCAATTTGCTCGGTAATCTCTTGAATTTCTGATTCATAATCTCTGATCTGTCGTTGATACTGAGAAATTTTAAAATTGTTCGTTGAAATGTCATTCGTTAGTTGAGTGATCTGATTGTTGATTTCCAAAAACTTAGAATCTCGTTTTTGTTCATCATTTATAGACTTGGTAAGGTCTTTATAAGCAGAATTAATCTCTTTGACCTTACCTTCTATGTCTTCGATTTTATTTAAGCGAAACTCTTCCTCTATTTTCTGCTCACATGTAGGGCATGATACGTTTTCCTTAAAAAATTTATGTTCGGATGTTATATTCTGTATCCGTTGTTCCAATTTTGCTTTAATTGTGTTCATTTTCTTAAGAGAAGCACGAGCAGATGATAAGTTTTCTAACTCTGGTTGATACTTTGTCTTAATTAAATTGTCATATTTGGTGTTCTCTCCCATGAGACCAGAAGTATCCTCAAACATGATAGCAATTTTATCTTTTGTGTCCTTAATTCTCTTTTTTCCACTCTTATCAAGGTCAGCAATAAAGTTTTTTTGCATCTCAATCTTCTCTTCTATCATTTCTTTCTTGATAGTGAGTTCTTTTATCTCTGATGACGCTTTACTCATCCTTTCTCTAAGGATTTTTGCCATGCCAGAGAAAATTTTGATGTCTAAAACGTCTTCTACGATTGCTCTACGGTCTGAATTACCAAGTTGCATGAACGGAACAAACGTTGCCGATCCCAAAATTGTAGTTTGAGTGAAAGATTTATAATTTAACTTTAAAATATTGTCTTCTAAGTATGCCTGTTGATCATTTTGATTGGCAAATTGGTCTTGTAGTTTACCATCTATGTAAATCTGAAACAAAGTAGGTTTCATACCTCTAACAATGGTATAAATTCTATTTTGTATCTCAAATTCTATCTGAACTTCACATTCTTTTTCGTTTACAGTATTAATTAACTGTGCCTTTTTAATTTTTCTGAATGGTTTGTTATATAAAACAAAGGTCAATGCATCCAAAATGGTAGATTTACCAGCACCATTTGCACCAACTATCAAATTTGTAGGGGATTTCTGAAAACTTACAATTATAAACTGATTACCAGTTGATAAAAAATTACGCCACCGTATTGTCTTGAATATTATCATAATCTTTTGGTGGAATCACTATATCATCAGGTGAGATAATAACATATTTGTATTTGTGTTTCTGACATGTTTCTACAGCCAGTCTATCATCTATTTGTACAACTGTCAAGGGAAGTGCTTCGTTTGCTTCTAACAAGCCTGCGTATCTTGTAGCATCATCTTCTTGTTCAAAAAGATACAAAGCCTTATGGCCATCATCATTAGTGACAGCATAAGCGCCTTCTCCTTCTTTTCCTAAGAGTGATAAGATGTACATTACTCCGCTTCACAAGCTTCTAGGTAAACTTCTTTTAGAAGTGTCTTGACTCTATCTTTCTTCAGTTCAAAATCAGAGTCTTCAATGTATTTATTAAGGAGAGTTAAAGTATCTTCAATTTTTTCGCCATCTAAATCTACTTCTTTATCATTGATCTCTGTGTTTTCAACTACTTTCAAGTCTATGATCCCAGCCTTCATAAGTTTATCAAGGAATTTATCATACTGTAACTGACTTGATCTAGATCTAACAAAAAGTTTTACAATCTTATCCTTATACAGATGTGCTTTGAATAACTCTGCTGGGGTATCATTGTAGTATATTTTTTCAAATATATGATATGTATTTTCTACAAACTCAATTTCACCTGTCTCTGTGTCCAGAATACTAAAACCTCTCTTATCACCACAATCATTCCAATACATTTCGTAAGGATTGCCTAGGTAGAATGTATGTCCATCATTGCTTCTAGTGTGATAGTGTCCTGAGAATACTGTGTCAAACTTTTCTATGATCCCTGTGTCAATTCCTCCTTGTTGAACCATGCCTGGATACAATTCAAATCCAGTGAGTTCAAGATGTCCAAAGGCAA